GTTTCATCAGCGTAGCGAACAGTTACAATGTCGCCTACGTTTACTTCGTTAAATTGTACTTTCATGGTATAGTGTTTAATTAGTTGGTTACCTAGGTCAGACTCGAACTGACAGCACGCCTAGTGCTAGGTAATATTACATGGTAGCCGTACCAAATAGGACTCATTTGTATGCCTCGCAGCGGGACTATATACGCTGCTGTTAGTCGTTTCGCCGAATCTTTATACCCTTAAAGGATTTAGTCCAAGGTACTATCGGGGCGCCGTATCGCGTTACACACTATGTCAGAGCATGTCACCTAATCGGGTTAGGCTAGCGTACGGGTTATGTCAAAGAACGTTACTAAACGGCGGGGAGCCAAAGGCTGCAACCCTAGAATTGTTTAGTATGTGAAAGAACTGAATGCAAAGTAATAGTATGCACTTGGACTATGCAAGCAATATGCAATTTATTTTTGATTTTATGACGTTTTCATGACAAAGTTTTTTCAGTTTTATTGATTATCAATGAGTTACAGATTCATGTTTAAAAATTGATGGGAGAAGGTGGGGTAAACCCTCTGTTTCACGCACGAATGTTCCACGGAACTTGCATATGTTTCACGGCGAATGTTTCACGGAATTGCGATGACAGGGAAGCATCATGCCTGTTCACTAGGTAAATCCCTGACCATTCAGTTCGGTATCATGAAGCAGTAAGCAGCCGCAGTACGACGGACGCGAACGAACGGCAGCGCCGAACGAAGGACGGCAGCGGGTAGTGGCGCCATGTACATTGGTTAGGTATGCAGTCAGTTAATGCCGTCAGAAAAAGCCAAAAATCGGGCAGAAAAAGTTGGATTTCCGACCCCCCCCATCGAAAAAAAATCGGTTTTCGGGATCGGCGGCTGGACGTGAAATGGATATATTACCCAAAATGTCCACACTTGCAACAACTTTTTTCAGGCAATACAACTACCGGTTTCGGGGATATTCTGTGAATAGTGTTGATTTCTAACATTTTGATGTTGATTTTGTGTTGATGTAACCCGCGTCAATACTGGGAATGTTGAAAATGTTAACTTTTTCTCTTAAAAATGAAAAATTAAAAATAATATTCTCACACATATTAATATATATATATATAGGGAGGCCTCACTTTAACATTCAACATTGTATTATCTTTGCCTGAAATGGATATAAGGCAAGTCAATTTCAGCAGTTACTATAGGGAGGAGTCTTCAAAGAAGCAGGTCTACTTGCATCATACTGCCGGCAGTGCGGACGGAGAGCGTCAGTTTCAGTTTTGGGACGCAGACGCGGTGAAGGTTGCGACGTGTGTGTGTGTGAGCAGGAGTGGAGAGGTGGTGCAGGGCTTTGGTAGCAAGTACTGGGCTCATCACTTGGGCCTGAGCAGCAAGCACTTTAAGTCTCGCGGGATTGGTTACCGCAACCTGGACAGGTCATCAATTGGTGTGGAGATCTGTAACTGGGGTTGGCTTAAGAAGGACGGGGACAACTTCTTGACGTACACGGGCACGAAATTGCACCCGGACAGGGTGATCGAGCTGGATGCGCCATACCGCGGGCACAAGTACTGGGAGGCATACACACCGGAGCAGATCGAGGCGACACGGGATCTACTGCTATTGTGGCGTGACCGCTACGGCATACCAATGACGTATAATGATGACATATGGGACGTGACGATGCGGGCGCTGAAGGGTGACCCAGGCCTGTACACCCACAACTCGGTGAGATCCGACAAGACGGACGTGTATCCACACCCGCAGCTGGTGGCCATGCTAAAAAGTTTATAACTATATTTGCAGTATTATGGCAATGAAAAAGAAAAACCCGGACCCAATAAAGGGTGCAACATTAAAAAATTCACAAAGAAGAAAAAATGCAGAGATTGCTTACGATCGAGAAACTGTGATGCGTCCAAAAGGAGTAAGTTTACCAAAGAAGAAGGATGTTCTTCCAAAGTCTAAATCTCAAATGGCTGACGAAGAAATACAAAAAGGTAGAGACAAATTTGACCAAAGAATAGAGAATTCAAAATCATATATGAATCGCTATGGAGGGTCTGATGCTCATATTAAAGAACTCAAATTATGGAAGGATCAGGAGTATCCAGATAAGAACAAAGCAGATTATGTTTCTAGAAAAAAAGCTCTAGGATATCCTGTTATGAGCAAAAAAGAAGCAAAATCTAGAGTGCAGCAAAGAAAGGCTATTAATAGTAGCAATGCAAAGAAAAAAGGCAAGTAATGAAAAACCCTATAAAACCAATCAAGAAAAAGGTTGCTGGTGAGAATACTGGACCAGTAAAAAAATCAAAGTCTGGACCATATTCTATAGTTCAGGAGTCAACCAAGAGTGGATTGATGAAAGGAGACACGATAATGGTCGGAAAAAAGCCAATGTCTGGTGGATACATCATGGGCGGTGACTATAATGTAAAAAAGATAGGAAAGAAAAAATACAAATAAACATTATGTCTAAAAAATACAACAGAGATATTCCGTTGCCGAGTAGCGATGGTTTGTTCGGAGGGCCTGGTGATCCTAAAAAGAAAAATACTGGACTACAAGAAAAGGTTAATATTGCAAAAAAGCTTTATAAAGACAATCCAAGTAAAGTTTTTTCAGATGCAGTTAAACGAGCAGAAAGAAATTTAGCAGATTCTATTTCAGCGTCTAAACCAATGGCAAAGAAAAAATACAAATAACTATGACTAAGATGAGAACAAATCGCAAGGACCCAGCTCCAACAAAAAAGAAAAATTCTAGTTCATCTGTTGATGTTGCATTAGATGTAGCTTCTTTTGTGCCAGGGCCAATTGGTATGGGTGCTTCTGCTATTGGTGCTGCTAAAAATATTTACGAGGGAGACTATAAAGGTGCTGCGTTGGACGCTGCAAATATTGTTACTGGTGGTACCGCAAAGTACCTTAAAGCGGCATCAAAATTTGCTAAAGCTGCCGGAGTACCAAAAGTTGCTAAATCAGCAGCAGGTAAAGCAAAAATATTAAATAAGGCGTCTAACCCTAATATATACAAAAGTGCTGGTCTTGCAAGAGATGTAAATAGTTTAAACGCCAATGGGTACTCAAGTAACAGAACGCCGCAAAGAGAGTCTACTTATGTACCACCTAAACCTCCAATTCAAAAGAAGAAAAAGCGTTGAGCAGACGCGGCGGTGACTATAATGTAAAAAAGATAGGAAAGAAGAAATACAAATAATAACTATATTTGCAGTATTATGGCAATGAAAAAACAACCAACCCCTCCAAAGAAGGGCTACACAGCAAAAGATTCTGTTAACTTTCGTCGCATGAGCGAAAGACAAGATGCAGACGTAAAAAAATCATTTCTCCCTAATGTAAATAATTCGCTAATGGATAGGATTGAAAGAAGACAAGACTCTATCGTCAATAACCCATATTTTAAAGCAAAAGCAAAGTCTTCAGTTAAAAATGGCGTTACAACGCGCACACTAAAAGAGCCTGCTAAGCAAATGGCAAAGAAAAAAGGTAAATAATGCCTATATTTGCCGTGCATGCACGAGCAAGAAGACGTATTTAGGGCCAAAAAGAAGCCCAAGAACCCAATCAAGTTCAAGTTACAGCTCAACGAGGAGCAAAAACAAGCAAAATCGGTCATACTACACAGTCCGATAACGGTCATAACGGGGGCAGCAGGGAGTGGAAAGACGCTCCTTGCTACCGCAACCGGCCTTGACCTGTTATTTACTAAGGAAGTGGAGAAGTTGGTGATAACCAGGCCAGCGGTACTTGCCGGAGAGGACCTCGGATTTCTTCCTGGAGACATACAGGAGAAGATGGACCCGTGGCTACAGCCAATATACCAGAACTTTTACGCACTTTATGGCAAGGAGGCCATAGAAAAAGAGATCGCGGAGGGCAGAATACAGATCCTTCCGATGGGATACGTGCGTGGAATCACGTTTGTGGACTCATTTATCATAGCAGACGAGGTCCAGAACCTAACGGACAATCAGATGCAGGCGCTTTTGGGGCGATTGGGCCGTGGATCGAAGATGGTGCTGTGCGGAGACGTGAGTCAGATCGACTTAAAAAACAAAAAACAGTCAGGGCTGCCATTCTTAAAGAAGGTTAGCATGTCTGTTGACGAGGTGAAGATGGTGTGCTTGCAGACAAACCACAGGCACGAGGTTGTGGAGAAGATATTAGCAGTATACAAAACATACGAGGACTAATATTCGTATATTTGCAGTAATAAAATCAAATTATGATCGTAAAAAACATTGAATTCGACAAGGATCGACTGTTGATTGGTATCTCAAAGATTGCCGCAGCGGTTGGAAGCACGATGGGGCCGATGGGTCGCACGGTATTGCTAGAGTCAGAGAACCACGTCGGTGGTGTTACGGTAACAAAGGACGGTGTAACGGTTGCTAGGGGGATCACTTTAGAGGACCCTGTAGAAAACTTAGCGGTTACATTAATGAAGCAGGCAGCAGAGAAGACTGCGGTGAGTGCCGGAGACGGTACGACCACGTCAATTGTGCTGACGCATGCCATCATCGACACGTTTATTGCCAGCGGAAGAGATGCCGTGGCAAGTGAGATGCGTGCAATCAAGAAGAGTTCAGAGGAGATCATCGAGAAGTTAAAGGAGATGGCGGTGCCTGTGACTGACGAGACGTTATTGCACGTTGCGACGATCAGTGCTAACGGAGACACGGAGATTGGACAGTTGGTGTCTGACGTGTTCATGCGTGTTGGCGGGTCTGGAGTGGTTACGGTGGAGAAGAGCAATACCAGCAAGACGTACTTTGAGATCTCTGAGGGAATGCGCATCAACAGGGGATGGACCAGTCCATACTTTATTACGGACCAGAAGAAGAGAGAGGCGGTGTTGGACAGCCCATACGTATTGGTAACGGACAGAGAGATCCAGAGCATCCAGAGCATCGAGCATATCTTGGCGCCACTGGTAAGGGATGGCAAGAGCATACTAATTATTGGGGAGATGAACACGCACGCGATGAACGCATTGAACATGAACGTTGCGAAAGGCACTATTAAGGCTGCCGCTGTTATTCCTCCACAGTTTGGATACAAGAGAAAAGAGTTGATGGCTGACATCGCTAACGCGGTTGGGGCGAAGTATATCAGCGACGAGGTCGGAGACGACTTTGGACTGGTGAGCATTGCTGACCTGGGGCGCGTGAGCAAGGCCGTGATCGGAAAGGACTCTACGGTGATGGTGATGCAGGACAACTCACTGGCAAAGAAGAGAGCGGACGAGCTGTTGTCGATGGAGGCTCCGGTAGACGAGGAGGAGAAGAAGTTCTTGGCAGAGAGAATCGCGACGCTAAACGGTAGCGTTGGGGTTGTGTATGTTGGAGCGCAGACGGATATCGAGCAGAAGGAGAAGTACGACAGGGTTGATGACGCGGTTAGCGCTACAAAGGCTGCCATCGAGGAGGGAATCCTTCCTGGCGGTGGATACGCACTGTTAAAGATCAGTGAGCACATGCCAGAGGACGACGTGATGACTAATGCGGTGACAATTCCGTTCTACACGATATTGGAGAACGCTGGCTTTGACGAGGACATGATCCAGACTGTGTGCGACGAGTTTGACGCAAATGGTCGCTCATTCAACCCGGTGACTCAGGAGTTTGGTGACATGATGGAGATGGGAATCGTTGACCCGTTGAAGGTTACAAGGAGTGCAATCGAGAACGCTGTGAGCGTGGCTACGACGTTGTTGAGCACACAGGCAATCATTTATAACATGAGAGAACATGAGAGCAGTAAATAATTTTGTGATCATTGACGAGCTGGTGGAGGAGAAAAAGACCTCCACCGGCCTAATATTGACGGCTGACGAGAGCGAGGAGATGCGCTACGGCAAGGGGACGGTGGTAGAGGCTGGAGACAAGGTCGTAGTGGTCAAGAAGGGAGACGTCATATACTTTGACAAGAGACAGGGGCACCAGGTGAGACTGGAGGGAACTCTGTACGGTATTATTAGGGAGCAAGACGTAGTAGTAATATTATGAGCATCATATACCAGTACCGCCTGAGAAATCAGATCAAGAACATGTCCGACTACTTTAAAAATAAGTGGAAGGCTGGAGACGTGGAGGCAAAGAACTTTTACGAGTGGCTGTCAAGTGTCGACCAGTACGTGCCTGACTCGATGGACGGTGGGCTATTTGCTCAGACTGGTAACTCTACAACGATAACTAATACCACAACAGAGACGAGCATGGTCAACGGTGGTGTTGGTGCGTTATACGTTCCTGCTAACAACTTTAGGGTCGGAGACTCATTTATTGTGTACATGCACGGAGACCTTTCTAGCGTGAACAACGAGACAATAGACATTAAGATAAAGGCAAATACAAACATAATAGCAGACACGGGTCTAATGTCTTTGGTGTCTACTAGCGATAACTACTATGACATAAATATACACTTTACTGTTCGTGAGATAGGACCAGCTGGAACGGCAAAGCTTATGACGTGTGGGTCATTTAACTACAACAAGACGTCAAACAACACTCCAGAAAGAATTGGATTTGACAATCTAGAGGAGACTAACTTTGATACAACAATAGACAACGTTTTAGACATAACAGCACAGTGGGGCTCTGCTAGTGTAAGTAATTCAATTGACACGCACATATTTAACCTGTACAAGATTTTTTAGTATATTTGCGGTATGAGTTTTTCGAGACTTCCCGCTGGAAAGGCGTTTTTAATAAGCCCAAGTGACGGAGATTTTTTACCACCAATAAATGAAGGAGCTACAGGTGTAGCGGTTTATGTTGGAGTGGGTGGAAGTATTAAGATAATTAATTCTTCAAATATAGAGCAGACGCTAACTGTGTCTTCTGGTTCTATGGTTAACGTTCTTGTTAAAAAGGTTTTTAATACCGGAACTAGCGCAGAAAACATTCTTGGAATATATAAAATAATTGCATAATGAAGCTACCAATAACTTTTGACGAATTTAAGAGCGACCCAACGAAAGCAATTACCTTTTTGATGTTGGTCGTTGTGAGTGTGCTTTATTATCGTGCTGAACGCCAAAGCAAAGCCATCAATGACCGATGTGAAAAGCGGTTGGAGTTGTGTGAGGCGAAATTAGAGAAAATGTCAAGGATGTTAAAAACGCAAGATTCTTTGTGTTCTGCGTTAATTACTGAAATAAACATCTATAAAAACCTTGGTAAAATATGAAATTTCTATTTACGATATCAATTATCGCCTTAATTATGGCGGTGGCAATTGAGCCTGATGTACAAGAAAAAGCAGACGAGCAAATACAGCACTCGGAAATGATGTGCGATAGTGCTGCAAAAGTGTTGGAAGAAATGATACACTACAACGACAGTCTAATGATCCAAAAATATTTTTATGAAGATAAGTGAATTTTTTAAGGGTGACAAGGGTGAGTTTAGCAGTAAAAGGTTTGTTGGTATCGTTGGGAGTGTGGTGCTTTTTGGTAGCATGGTTTACTACAATACTCCTCAGCTCGTGGAAGCGGTGGAGTTCATCACGATCTTCTCGTTAGGTTATACAGTAATAGACAAATATACGAATGGCAAGCAAGGCTCCTAGACTAGAAAGAGCTGGAGACGTTATAGGAAATTTTATATTTGTAAAAACAGAGCCTATAAAAAAGAATACAACATGGATTTGCAAATGTTCATGCGGAAATATCAAAAGATTTTGGAAAAAATCTGCTATATACAGACAAAAGACTTGCGGATGTGGAATTGATGAAGTTGGTTTTTCTGGTAAACAAGCAAGATCTATAAAGTCTAGGATGCAAGGATATAAAAATGGAGCAAAGAAAAGAGGTTTTGATTGGTCTTTATCTTATGAAGATTTTGTAAGAATAAGTACAAAACCTTGTGTTTACTGTGGATCTGAACCAAAAAAATGGGATTGTATGACTAATTCTCCTTCTTTGAGAAAGGATAGTCCAAATGTAAATCCTAGTGATTACGAAATACACTTTACGGGAATTGATAGATACAATTCTAAGCTTGGTTATACTGTAGAAAATTCAGTTCCTTGTTGTAAAAATTGCAATAGAGCAAAAAGCGATATGAGTTTTGATGAATTTAAAGAACATATTAAAAAGATATATCAATGGCTACACCACAAAGAATAAAAAATATTTTAAAAAAAGAAGGTTTATCTGGAGTAAATAAACCAAAATCTACTCCATCTCATCCAACAAAGAGTCACGTTGTATTGGCTAAAGAAGGTGAAAATTATAAACTTTTACGTTTTGGGCAGCAGGGGGTAAAGACCAACCAGACCGTTGGACAGCGTGAGGCGTTTGAGTCTCGTCACGCAAAGAATATAGCAAAAGGCAAGATGTCTGCTGCGTATTGGGCCTCAAAAACTAAATGGGCTCCAAGCAAGACTGCGTCTCCAAGTAAAAAGTGGAAAAAGGGATGAAAGACGCTTGCTACAAAAAAGTAAAGGCACAGTACGACGTGTTTCCTAGCGCTAGGGCGTCTCAGGCAATAGCAAAGTGCAGAAAGTCGTCCGGCAACGTTAAAAAGACAGAGAAGGGCGCGAGCCTCAAGCGGTGGGAGAGTGAAAAGTGGCAGGACACTAAGTCTGGAAAGGCTTGTGGAGCTGGTGGAAAGAATGAGTACTGTAGACCAACAAAGAGGGTCAGTTCAAAGACTCCGATCACAAAGTCTGAAATGTCAAGTTCTCAGCTAGCAAAAAAGAAGGCAGAGAAGTCTGCTGTAGGAATGGGTAGTAAAGTAAAACCAGTAAAGAAAAAATAATTACATTTGTCATATGAAAAAGAAAATGATTTCAGAATACGGGGGAAAAGAAAAGTACTCCTCTAAAAAAGCTATGATGAAGCACGAGAAGGGCGAGTCTAAGTCAATGGAAAAGAAAGAAAAGATGATGATGGCTAAGAAGCCTTCTAAGAAAAAGTAATGGCGAAAAAAGAAAAAAAGGGTTCAAGCGTATCTTCTTGGACCCCAAAGCCTAAAGTATCTAGGCCTGGCGTACACGCAAAGACAAAGGCAAGCAAGCTAAAGTCTAGTAAAAACTACATCAAAAAGAGTAGGGGCCAGGGATAACAAAAATATATTATCTTTGTACCATGAGCTATACTAAACTCCAGGCGGGTCGCGCAGCTGCGGTTACGCCATCAGATACAGTAAATATACCGGCGGTTACCGGTGGAACGAATAATGGGTGTGTATTATACGTTGGTGGAGCTGGAACATTAAAGGTGACCACTATAGGTGGTGATGACGTAACATTCTCTGGTTTAATAGCTGGATCATTTATTCCAGTACACGTGGTTAAGGTTTGGGCTACTGGAACGTCCGCAACAAACATCATAGCTCTTTGGTAGTGTATGATAAATGGAATAGGCATATTTAATAGAGGCGGTGGTCCAGGTGGTATTTATGGTCCATACAATTCAAGGGTAATAGCAGACGGTGGCGTATCGGAGGCGAGTGAATGCGTAAACAATGCTGCGGAAGAGGCATTGAATTCGTCTTTATTACTTGTTCCGAGCGGTTACAAAAGTGGCGTTGTTTATTCAGAAATTCCTACCAACGGAGATGGTGATTTAACCTTCACACGAGCAAGTGATGCAACGAGGGTAAATAGTGATGGCGAAATTGAAGTTGTAGGAAGTGGCGTACCACGTTTAGACTATTCCCAAGGTAGTTGCCCAGCGTTGTTGTTAGAGCCGCAGAGGACTAATTTGGTTACTTATAGTGAGCAGTTTGATAATACGGATTGGGTAAAGGCAAATTCAAGTGTAACTGCAAACGATGCCGTAAGTCCCGATGGATACACAAACGCTGATAAGTTGGTAGAATCAAGTGACGTATCTGCTCAATCGCATATAATTCGGTCATCCACAACTACCATAGTGACTAACCAAGTTTATACATATAGCA